AAACTTTATGTTGGAGCAGGAAATGTTGACAGACTCGACTACTATAAAAAATGATTTCCTAGAGTCTATTGGGTGTTCTAAACAAAAACATAGTGGTAGAACTTTAATGGAACATCTTATAGGGGTTCATGATATGTTAAGAGAGTGGGACGCACCAGAATATCTACAGGATGCTGGTTTGTTTCATTCGGTATATGGCACCACATATTTTAAACCACAGATGACTGTAGACAGAGATAAAGTTCGTAATCTTATCGGAGAGCATGCAGAGGAAATTTCCTTTCTATTTTGCACAATACCACATCCTAGAAGAGAAAATATTGATAATCTGGAGGATGATCAATTAAGGATTGATCTATTGATATTGAATAAAGCAAATCAAGATGAACAGGCTAATGCTAAATTGAAATTCCGTACAATAAACGACTTCAAAGGAGTCGATGGAATTTCAATTAAGATGAATAGGGGTTTATAATGTATGAATTGAAAGTTAAAAATGGAACGTATACAGCAGATAGTTTAACCTCTTTATTATGGGTGGTATTTTGTCATAGATTCCATCATTGGAAAAATGGTGAGGGGTTTGCTGATTAATGTATGAATTGAAAGACTATCTCAAAGCAGTTAATCAGACTAAAGAGCCTCTCATGGATGGTGATGATGAGGAATGGGAGAGGAAATACCCCCCATTTATCGTAAACAAATGTGTTGCACCATTCCCTGATACCATTATGTTGGTAAATGAGATTAACCAACTACCAAATGTGGATAAGAAACTACAGTTTGATTTTTTGATAAATAGTCTGAGGCCAAGGAAGAGATTTACCCCGTGGTTGAAGGCGAAGAAATTAGAGAATCTAGAATATGTTAAAGAGTTCTATGGATATAATAATGCAAAGGCTAAGTCTGCTCTTGATATATTGACTGATGAACAAATTTCTACCATAAAAAGAAAATTATATAAAGGTGGAAAAAATGGAAGAGATTAATTGGACACCGGATCAGATGTTAGAAATTGGGTTGAAAGAACCTGATGACTTTTTAAAGGTAAGAGAGACTCTATCTCGTATTGGCGTTGCATCCCGTAAAGAAAAGAAACTATATCAATCATGTCATATTCTGCATAAGCAGGGTAGATATTTTATTGTACACTTCAAGGAGTTGTTTGCTCTTGATGGTAAGGATACAAACCTTACCATCAACGATATTTCTCGTAGGAATACGATTACTAATCTGTTAAAGGATTGGGGTCTTATTACCGCCATTGGAGAAATTGGTGAACTCGCCCCCCTTAGTCAAATTAAAGTATTGTCTTTTTCTGAGAAGAACGATTGGATTCTAGAAACTAAATATAACATTGGGAAGAAAAAAGAAGTCTAATGGAAAAGTTCAAGTCATTCATCACAGAGGCAAAAGAAGAACCTTATAAAATAGTTTGTTTCTATCATACAGGTGATTCGTCTAGAGATGTTTTGAAAGATGACCATCTAGGTATGATGGATACTATGAATAAAGCTGCAAAATCTTCTGGTATTAAAATATACTATGTAGATTATAATGGAGTATTCTTATCAAATAAGAATGGTAAGGTTTATGTAAATTATTTTCCTATAGATGATAAAACTGGTGAATATATTCCACCAAATTCAAAGGGTGAAAAAATAAAATATGCAGAACCAATAGAAATAGATAAAGAAAATACTTTATTCTTATATAGAGATTTGCCTAATGATAGGAGACATTGGATAGATGTTCTCAAAACACTTGAGGTTCATGGACATTTTCTTTTAAATCCCTTTGAGTGTTATGAAATATGTGGTAGTAAATATTTAACAGATGTTTATTTAAGACAGGCTGGATTAAGAACTCCTAAGACGGTGCGTATAACTCATTCAGAAGATTCAGAAAGAGCATTTAAAGAATTAAAAAGTGAGTTTCCTATTATACTTAAATTATCACAAGGAACCCAAACTGGCGTCGGCGTGGTAAAAATTGATAATATGAGAACACTAAACACAACTGTGCAGATGATGATGATGTTAGATAAAAAACTTCCATTGTTAGTACAGGAGTTTGTAGAATTAGAATATGATATAAGAGTTATGGTTTTGCATGACGAAATTATTGCTGTAATGAAAAGAAATGTTATTAAAGGGGCAGACTTTAGAAGTAATGTTTCTCTTGGTGCAGAACCAGAAAAAATGGAATTGACAGAAATAGAAAAAGAAGTTGCAATCAAAGCATCAAATGCAGTTGGTGGTATCCTCACTGGTGTGGATTTAATTCCATCTAAAGATAGAGAGAAAGAACCACCTTATGTATTGGAAGTTAATTCAAATCCCGGTCTTACAGGTATTGAAAAAACCAATCCCGGCATAACTACAATGGTATTTAAATATTTCAAAAATCGTGACAATTGGACCCTTGACAAATCTACAGAAACCTGATATACTCTTATAATGAACTTTTATACCAATGTCCTGCAATATGGAAATTCCATTCTTGTCCGTGAGGTCAGGAATGGCGAACGCACTTCTCGTAGAGTCAAATATGAACCCACACTATTTGATCTAGTCAATACCCGTGAGGAGACTGGATACAAAACTCTGGACGGTAAGAGTGTTCAGCCGCATAAGTTCGAATCCATCAAGGAAGCCAAAAATTGGGTTTCTAATCGTGAAAACCAAGATATTATCTATGGTAACACACAGTATCCCTATTGCTGGATTGCTGATGAGTATCCCAAACAGGTTGATTGGGACATGGACCAGATGCTCATGGTCACCATCGATATTGAGGTGGAGTGTGAGAATGGATTTCCTAAGCCTGAAGATGCAGCAGAACCTATGCTGTCTATCACCATCAAGAATCACCAGACCAAAGGTATCGTTGTGTGGGGCATTGGTGAGTTCGTCACTGATCGTGAGGATGTAACTTACGTCCAGTGTGAGAGCGAGGTTCATCTGTTGAAGGAGTTCCTAGTATTCTGGGAGAACCATACGCCGGATATTGTTACAGGTTGGAACACTGAGTTCTTCGATATTCCCTATCTTGTCAATCGTATTCGTAACGTCTTCGATGAGGAAGAGACGAAACGTCTGTCCCCTTGGAAGAACGTGTTTGCCCGTGAGGTATATAAGATGGGGCGCACTCATCAAACATACACCCTTGACGGTATTTCTGCACTAGATTACTTTGACCTGTATCGAAAGTTCACATACACCAATCAGGAATCCTATCGCCTTGACCATATTGCGTTTGTGGAGCTGGGTGAACGTAAGGATGGTAATCCTTTCGAAACATTTCGTGAGTGGTATACCAAGGACTATCAGTCGTTCATTGAATACAACATTCAAGACGTTGAAATTGTTGACCGCCTTGAAGACAAGATGAAACTGATTGAGCTTGCATTGACGATGGCGTATGATGCAAAGGTCAACTTTACAGATGTGCTTGGCACAGTGCGTTACTGGGACATAGTGATTTACAACTATCTGCGTGAGAGGAACATTGTGATTCCTCAAAAGTCAGATAATAAGAAGGTAGAGAAGTTCGAGGGGGCTTATGTAAAAGACCCACAGGTGGGTATGCATAACTGGGTTATGTCTTTCGACTTGAACTCCCTGTATCCACATCTTATTATGCAATACAACATCTCACCGGAGACATTGGTGAATGGCAACATCAAACCTGTAGAGGGAATGGTAGATAAAATTCTAGAAGAGGGTGGGGTCGAGAATGATACTGAGTATTGTAAGACACCAAATGGTGCGCTCTTTCGTAAGGATAAACGAGGGTTCTTGCCAGAATTAATGGAAGGTATATACAATGATCGTGTCAAATATAAAAGACTTATGCTCGACGCTCAACAAGAATATGAGAACACTGGTGAGAAAACTCTACTTAAAGACATTGCCCGGTACAACAATATCCAAATGGCAAAGAAGATTTCTCTTAATTCTGCGTATGGTGCTATTGGTAATAATTTTTTTAGGTATTTTGATCTCTTGGTTGCCACCGCAATTACAACGAGTGGCCAGTTGTCTATTCGGTGGGCTGAAAAAAGCATCAACATTTATCTTAATAAAATCTTGGAAACTAAAAACGTGGATTACGTTGTTGCTAGTGACACGGATTCGCTATACATTACTTTTGACAGGTTGGTTAATAGCGTGTTCAAAGAGGGATCAGACACTAATACTATTGTCACCTTCTTGGATAAGATTGCAAAAGAGAAGTTGGAACCTTTTCTTGATAAATCTTATCAAGCTCTTGCCAAAGTAACCAACGCATATGAACAGAAGATGGAGATGGGTCGTGAGGCCATCGCTGACAAGGGTGTGTGGACTGCTAAGAAGAGGTACATCCTAAACCTGTATGATATGGAAGGTGTGCGATTCAAGGAACCTAAACTCAAGATTATGGGTATTGAAGCAGTCAAGTCATCTACTCCGGCACCCTGTCGTGCGAAG